AAAACACCAGCGGCCGAAGTTGTGGTAAAAGAACAACTTTCTCCAGAATTTTGTTCATTAAATAAAAACCATCTTCCAAGTCTCGCAGCTTGACCTCTAGATGTGGCGGCAAATGCTTTAATAGTTTTAGTCCGTACACCATATTTAGTTTGTGTTGATGCGTCAGCCTCTACAGTTTCAATATCAAGTTCTTGAGTAGTCATGTCAAAATATTGAACATGAATTACTGTATGCCTTGTTTTTAAACTAGAACCATTATAAACAAAACCACTTTCTGTAATAGATGAATTATTAAAAATATATTTTGTGGCCTGACCTTCAGCATCTTGCTTAATAGCTATAGTGCCAGCCGCATAAAAAGCTATAGCTCTCATAGCTCCACATAAGGCATTTATCACATTAAATGCTTCGTCTTGCTGTGTAATTGAAATATTTACAGAGAAACGTGGCTCTGTTGACCCTGTTCCAGAACCATCATCAACTAAACCTCCGCAATATTCACTAACAGTTTTAAAAGTAAATTTATCAAGAGAGCTTTCTTCAATATCGCATCCATAACGATCATTAATTAGCAAATCATATAAAATCCAAGCTGGATCTGAACACCATTCTTTACTTGCCTTAAATGTCCCATCCCAAGTTCCAGCATAAGTAAGATTGCCATGAGTAGCATTTACTGTTGCATTTGATGGTATTTTTACCTTTAT